ACTGCTGCAGTTACCGCTACAACAACTGTAACTGTAACTCCAGTAACACGCGTATTTGATACTATCCTCTGCGGACAGCAAGCACTTGCTGAAGCTGTTGCAGAAGAGCCACACATTGTTATCGGAAACGTAACCGATAAGTTGATGCGCTTCCGCCCAATGGGTTGGTACGGCGTACTCGGCTTTGCACGTTATCGTGAAGAAGCACTGTTCCGTATTGAATCAGGCTCCTCAATCGCAGCTCTCTAGTTGATTGACTCTGAAGGGTAGGCCTAGAAACCTACCCCTTGGGGTGAGTTCATTAGGAGGACTTATGACTGAATACATTTTCACAACCCCTGTGGCCGAAGAGGGCCCAGCAGGTCAAGCCCGCCTATTCTACTTTTATAAACTTGACAGGGGCATTACAATAGTACTAAAGCCTACAGGTGGATACGCACAGATTCGCTACCCAGTCGATGGTGACTTGAAAGCATTCCCTGAAGTATACGCAGGTGGCTATAACCACACAGTAGATGATGCTACTAAGGCAGCACTAATTGCTGGCGGTGTAGGTGTCACAGAGGATAACTTTACAGCGATATGAAACATTGGGAACATCACCCTGAGCCAGTCGAAGGATGCTTTGGCTGCAAGGGTTTGAGTATACAGATGAACACTGGTGATGCACATAGCCAAAGGTCTATGCCAACTAAAGCATTTAACAAAGAATTGGATGCCTACAAAGAGGCGAGAGCCCAGGGTATCCAGCCTGCTGGAACTTCTATGAAGAAGATTCAAGAGGCAGTTAAGGCTAGTGAGATACTGGGTAAACCTTATGACTCTAGCAAGATGGCACCAACAAAACATATAAACAAACAATCAGCAGCAGTACTTAATCAACTAGGAGCATAAAATGCCAAAAGTAAATGGAATGGCTTTCTCATACGACAAAAAAGGTATGGCTATGGCAAAGAAAGAAGCCAAGAAGTCAGGTAAGAAAATGGTTATGAAGGCTGGAGCCAAGAAGATGGCTATGAAGAAGATGGGCAAGAAGAAGTAGTTATGCCAGGTAGAATTAGTCCAGGCAAAACAGCCCAGCAACGGAAGAAAGAAATTAACGCTGCTGAAAATGCTGCAATAGCAAAAGCCGAAGCAATGTTTGAAAAAATGATACAACAAGGCAAAGTTAATCCAAGCAATATAAGAAAAATTAAAGACCAAATCGCCAATAAAACTGGCGCTTATCCAATGGGAAATTACGGAGATTAATTATGGCAAAGAAAACAGGTAAGGCTAATCTTGGTCCTGAGATGGCTAAGAAAGCATATGAAGCAAAACTATCTGCGCAAGTTCCTTATAGCCCTGAGTGGGATGGTAAGCCTATGAGACAGAAAGAAACTTGGGATAATACAAAAGTTACAAAAGTTAAACCAGGTAAAACTGTAATTGGTGCTCTTGCTAAAGGTGTAGGCAGTGGTGGAGTAGCAGGTTTGGCTTTAGGTGCAGTTGCTGCATATAAGGCAGAACTTAAAACAGTAGCCGAAGCCAAGAAAAAGAAAAATCGGATGAACTAAATAATGTCATCAGGACAATTGAAACCGCACTACGGTTTTAACTCTGTACAAATCAGAGATGGATATGTAGTGCGGTTAAACAAGAATGGAACAGTAAGAGCAGTACTAGGAAAGTATGGGGAATATGGCAAGCAAAGCAGACCCAAGGCTTAAGAGGGCTGGCGTAGCAGGTTTTAATAAACCTAAGCGCACCCCTGGACATCCTAAGAAGTCACATATAGTGGTGGCTAAAGAAGGCAGCCAAGTAAAGACTATTCGTTTCGGCGAACAAGGTGCTGAGACTGCAGGTAAACCTAAGGCTGGAGAAGGCGAAAGAATGAAGAACAAGCGTGCATCATTTAAAGCACGCCATAGTAAGAACATTGCTAAAGGCAAGATGAGTGCCGCTTACTGGGCAGATAAGGTGAAATGGTGAAGAAGAAAGCAAAGTCTAAGGTTAATGAGGCTGGCAACTACACTAAGCCTGGTATGCGTAAAGCACTATTCAATAAAATTAAAGCAGGCTCCAAGGGTGGAGACCCAGGAGAATGGTCTGCTCGTAAAGCACAGTTACTTGCTGTGCAATACAAGAAGGCAGGCGGAGGATACAAATAGTGGCACTAGCTAAATCGCAGAAGTCTTTAAAGAGTTGGACTAAGCAGAAGTGGAAAACTTCTGATGGCAAACCTTCTAAGGGTAAGAAGAGATATCTACCTGAAGCAGCGTGGGCTAATCTAACTCCTGCTGAGAAAACTGCCACTAATAAAGCAAAAGCCCAAGGTAATAAAAAGGGCAAGCAATTTGTTAAACAACCAAAATCAATAGCAAAGAAAACGGCTGGGTATAGATAATGGCAACAGGTGTAGCAGGTAGTACATTTACAAGCGAACTAAATCGCTTGGCTTATAATGCAGGTGGGGTATATCCACCACTTACTGAATATTTAACCGCTACAGCCGCTGCTGATTCTTATGCTGGTGTTGATGCTGGTTCTGATTTACCTGCACTTATTGGTGCACTTAATAGAGCAGCCGATGCTGCTCGTCAACCTAAAGACTTTAAGGCTTTGGGCGGTATCTGTAATGAACTTGCTGGAACTACTAATCTTTCACCTACTGATGCCTTAAGGAGTATTGACGTATGACAACACTAAGTGAAATGATTGATGAAGTCATTATCAATCTTTCAGGTTATACCTATCAGCAGGATAGAAGTACACACCTTACTGCTGCAGTCACAACATTAACTTCCCCTAGTTCTTCGCCAACAATCTTGAGCTTAGGCTCCACCGACTCCGTAGGTAAAGGTGTTATAGAGGTAGGCGAAGAGTTGATGTGGGTTGACTCATTTGACCGCGTTGCTAATACAGCAACCGTTGCGCCCTATGGGCGTGGTTATCTAGGCACTACTGCCTCAACTGCTGCTGTAGATACTAAAGTTACAATCTCCCCTATATTTCCTAGATATGTAATCAAGAAGGCTATCAACGATACTATCAGGGCAATGGGCACACAGCTTATGGTTATAGGTCAGACAACCTTTACATACAATGCAGCCGTCACAACTTATGAATTAACTGACAGTAGTGGCAATCCACTTAATATTGAAAGTATCCTAACTATGTCTTGGCAAGATATTGGCCCAAGCAAAGAGTGGATAAACATACGCAGATTTACATTTGACCCTAAGTCCGAAGCTGCCACTTGGGGCACAAACTCCCAGACAGTTACCATTGGAGATTATATAACCTCTGGTCGTACTGTTAAAGTTAACTATGTCAAGCAACCAGAAGCCTTCACAGCTTCTAACCAAGTCTTTACAACCCAGACAGGATACCCTGAATCAGCTAGAGATGTGGTAATCCTTGGCACAGCATACAGACTTCTTACTTATCTTGACCCAGCACGTGCTTCTCAGATTAGCCCACAAGCTGATGAGATTGATGCTAAGCGTCCATTTGGCTCCGCCAATACCGCAGTCCGACAAATATTCTCACTTTATCAACAAAGACTTAGAGAAGAAATCCAAGCCTTCCAGGGTCAATATCCCGCCCGAGTTCACTACAGCCGATAGGAACATAAATGCCAATACGTCAATACTCGTCCCGTAGCCAACAGTCAACACTGACTAGTGCTATAACCGCAGGTGCTGCTACTATATCTGTAGTATCAGGCACAGCCTTGCTTGGTGGTGTAACAATCCCCGCAGGTAGAACATATACTTTAGTTATAGATGTTGATACTGCTCTTGAAGAAATCGTAGATGCTACGGCGGTATCTACCAATACATTTACAATCACCCGAGCCATTGATGGTTCATCTGCACAGTCACACTCAGCAGGTGCAGTAGTAAGACATATGGCTATCGGTAGAGACTTCCGTGATGCCAACCTACACACCCAGGCTGCTGCCTCTTATAATGATGGCGCAGGTAATGCCCAGTCAATGCACGGCATTGCATCTGGCGAAGGCGATGTAGTAGGTACAGCCAAGACACAGACTCTGACTAACAAGACTCTTACCAGCCCTACAATTTCTGACCCTACCTTTACTGGTACTCCGCTTGCTGCTGCAAGCATATCTTTTGAGGGTGCTACGGCTGATGCTCACGAGACTATCCTGACTTTAGTTGACCCTACTCAGGATAATACAATCACCCTACCTAATACCACAGGTACGGTAGTCATTGCTGATGCTACTCAGACCCTGACTAACAAGACCCTGACCAGTCCTACTATCTCTGGTAGCCCTGTAATCACTGGTCTATCTAGCGCAGGTATGTCTGCCTCCTCGGCTACGCCGAAGGATTATGTAGATAGCATTCTAGGCTCAGCCACGTCTGCAGCCACTTCAGCAGCATCGGCTGCTACAAGTGCTGCTTCTGCTGCTACCAGTGCTACAAGTGCCTCTAATAGCGCCACAGCCTCGGCAACGAGTGCCTCAGCAGCAGCCACAAGTGCTACTAGCGCAGCCACCTCGGCTACTTC